TCCGAACGGCATGAAGATGTTTGAGCGTGTAAGCATGAAGACCGCCTTTGAAGGTGATTTCGAGACTGGCAACATGCGCTACAAAGCGCGTGAGCGTTACAGCTTCGGCTTCTCCGACTGGCGCGGTATCTTCGGTTCGCCCGGCGCGGCCTAAGAAAAAAGGGGAGCTTCGGCTCCCCTTTTCTTTTACAGCCAGTCGTGTATATTGGCATTATTCCGGGGTTATCCGGCATATCTGACAGTCCCGGCTGACGACATGTAGACAGATATGCTGCAAATCTCACATGTGAGGATATCAAAATGGCAAGAACGACGTTCTCGGGGCCAGTTGCATCTACTAACGGCTTCATTGGAGGCACCGGTGCAACAATGACGGCTGTGCTCAAGGCCTCTTCTACGATTGATTTTACTTCCCTTTCTGCTAACACCACCGCCGATTCTTCCGGTATTACTGTTACTGGTGCTGCTGTAGGCGACCCTGTCATTGTGGGGGTTCCAGCAACTATTGCGGCGGGACTCGTGGTTACGGGTTATGTTTCTGCGGCAGACACTGTCAAAGTTCGTGCTGCTAACGTCACAGCATCGCCCATTGATCCTGCTTCCGGTACGTATACGGTCACGGTGATCAAAGCAACCGCCTAATAGGGGGTCTTATGAGCTTTGCAAGTGATATCTCGGCGGTAACGAAGACCGCTTCGGATGATGCCATCAGCGGTAGGACACGTGTTCAAGGCGTGTATTACACCTGTAGCAATACCGCGTCTTCGTTTTCGCTAAAAAATGGTACGACGAGTGCCGGTACAGCTTTGATCACTATCAATACCCCTGCTGCGGCAGGAGCGGTTGATTTGATTTTCCCTGATGACGGCATCTTGTTTACTAACGGCGTCTATATTGATATTGCAGATGCTGAAGTAAAGAGCGTGACTTTGTTGTTTGTTGGTGGGGCAGCGGCCTGATCATGGCGACCAAAAAGTCCAAAGGAATGGGGATTGCTACTTCGGTGAAGTCAGGTAATTTTCGACCCACCAAGTCCGGAGCGGGCATGACTAAGCAGGGTGTTGCAGCTTATCGTCGTGCAAATCCGGGTAGCAAACTTCAAACTGCTGTGACTGAAAGCAATCCGTCACCTGATCGTGCAAAGCGCCGCAAGTCGTTTTGTGCACGTTCTGCCGGACAGATGAAAATGTATCCAGAGGCAGCAAAGGACCCAAACAGCCGTATCCGCCAAGCACGGCGCAGATGGAAATGTTAAGGAGACAGTGGTGCAGTTAGTGGAACTATGGAGTGCTGGTTTAACTCTTCTTGTGGGTATCTTGGGATACATCATGCATGAGAAGTTCAGTGAGCTCGCACGTGTGACTATCCTCCTTAATCGCACTCGCGAGGAAATCGCTCGCGATAATGTGACCAAAGCTGAAGTGGAAAAGATTACTGAGCATATCGACCAGCGTTTTAACCGGCTGGAAGAGAAAATTGATCGACTCATTGAAAGAAGGAACTAACATGAAAAAGTCTGCTCCGAAGGGTATGCACAAGATGCCAGACGGCTCTCTTATGAAAAATTCTGATATGGCAGGCCGTGCCATGAAGAAAAAAGGCGCTGACGCTAAAGGTCGTGCTATGAAAAGTGGTAAAACGGGCTATGGTGGCGTGATGGCCATGGGCATGAAAAAAGGCGGTAAAGCTAAGAAAGGAATGTGATCATGGCTGGACGTGGAATGGGTGCCGCTACCAAAGGCGGCGGTTGCGTAGAGAGCGGTCCTCGCAACAAGATGATTTCAAAGACAAGTCAGACCTCCGGTCCTGTCATGATGGCAAAAGGCGGCATTATCGAAGGAATGAAAGAAGTCCTTTCAGAGGGCGTTAAAAAAGTCGGTGAAGATGTTCAGCGTATTGCAGGCACTGAAAGAGGCAAGCAGCTGGACAAGGAAGCAGAAAAAGAGATGTACAAGAGGGCCTCAAATGCAGGCATGAAAGCCGCAGCACAGGACCTTAGGAACGAAAGAATACGTGCTGAAGCAGGACGCTACAAGAAGGGCGGTTCGGTAAGCTCGGGTGCGATTAATCAGCACAAGAAGATGGCCATGGGCAAGAAGATGATGGGTGGCGGCATGGTCAAGGGCTATAAAAAAGGTGGTATGTGCTAAATGACTACTTCAGGTACAACCGTATTTGACCTACAGATCGACGATCTGGTCGAGGAGGCGTTTGAGCGTTTGGGCATGCAAATGACCAACGGCAAACAGCTTTCTACCGCTCGTCGATCTTTGAACCTCATGTTTTTGGAGTGGGCAAATCGCGGATTGAACTTGTGGACCATTGAATTAGCGACGTACAACCTTGTGCAAGGCGATACAGAAATATCTCTGCCAACTGATACGGTCAACGTGCTATCAGCAGTGATTCGTCTGACTGGTCAGTCTCCTGCGACCGATATCATCATCGAGCGTATCAGTCGTGCAGAGTATTTGAACATACCGGACAAGACAGATCAGGCGCAGCCTGCGCAGTATTACGTCCAGCGTACAAATGTTCCGAAGGTATTTTTGTATCCCACACCTGATCAGCCATATCAGCTGCGGTATTACCGTATTCGTCGCATGCAGGACGCGGGCGACTACACCAATACAGCCGATGTGAACTTCAGGTTTTTGCCTTGTTTGGCGGCAGGACTGTCGTACTACTTGTCCTTGAAGTACGCTCCTGATCGCACTGTAATGATGAAACAGCTGTACGAGGAAGAGTTTGCGCGTGCAGCTGCAGAGGACAGGGACACTGCAAGTGCCTATTTTGTCCCTGAGGTAGGGGCGTAGTGTGGCGTTTGCTACAGGTAAATTTTCGTTCGGGCTGTGTGACTATTGCGGTCAACGCTACCCGTACAATGTATTAAGGATGAACTGGAGAGGGTTTAAGGTTTGTCCAGATGATTACGAGCCTAAAGAGCCTCAGTTAGAGCCGCTTCGTTATAAGGGTGATGCGATTGCGTTGCAGGGTCCGAGGCCTGATAGGATTGAACCAACTACAGTATTTGTGGGAATGCCAGCGGATTCGGCATTTCAGAGTATGGGTAGCATTTATGCTGCCCAGAACATTACGGACATGCGTCCATACCCACAGCAGTCGCCTCCTGTTGGGTATGGGGCAATAGGTGCAGTAACGATAGTGATAACTGAGCCATGACTTACGACGAATTGGTCACTAACATCAGGAACTACACAGAGGTCGGAAGCAATGTCTTCACGAACTCGGTGATCAACACGTTCATCACAATGGCTGAGAACAGGATCATGCGTGACATTGATCTGGACGTTTTCAAAAAAGAAGTTACAGGTACGATGACCTCGGGTAACAAGTTTTTGACCACGCCGACTGATCTTTTGACGCACAGGTATCTGTTGTTGACAAGTGCAGGTGGGGAACAGATATTCTTGGATTTCCGGGACACGTCGTTCATGAAGGAATATTGGGCGGATGGCACGGATACAGGGGTTCCCAAGTATTACGCTGTATGGGATCAAAACACGTTTTATGTAGCTCCTACCCCCTCGTCGAACTATGCAGCTGAGTTGGGGTACATCTACAGACCGGCGCAACTTTCGTCCACTAACAATACGACGTGGATTAGTAACAATGCCCCTGAGGCTCTTCTGTATGCTTGCCTTATTCAGGCTTACAGCTATACAAAAGGTCCTTTGGAAATGTTGAACTTTTTTGAGAAAAGCTACGCCCAAGCGCTGCAAGGTCTTGGAATTGAGCAGCAAGGTCGTCGCCGTCGTGATGAGTTCCGTGATGGCATGCTTCGTCAAAAACTTAAATCGGAGTCACCCGGACCATGATAGGCGGAGGCGCTTTACTAGGAGAGATCAAAGCGGTTGCGGTTTCCGGACGTGGTTTTACTCCGGAAGAAGTTGCCGAGATGGCCTTGGAGAAGATTGTTTATGTTGGGGAGAGTTCTCATCCGGTTATTCGTGATCAGGCGGAGGCTTTTAAAACCCAAATACGTGCGGTGTTGGTGAGATATATGCGGCAAGCCGTATCGTCCCATAACACTACGATTGCAAACCGCCTTCGCGAAGCGGGGCATCCTGAACTGGTAAAACTTTTGGAGGACTGATATGCCTATTTCTGTAACCACTGCCATGCCTACCTCGTTCAAGGTAGAGATTCTAAAGGCAGTTCACAATTTTACTGCCTCCACTGGCAACACCTTCAAGATTGCTTTGATGAAGGCCACAGCTTCTGGGTCGGGTACGTATGGCGCAGCTACGACTAGCTACAGCACGCTGACTGGAAACTCGGACGAACTGCCGAACGGTAGCGGCTACACCACTGGCGGCAACACGTTGACTTCTGTTACTCCTGTGGCGGATGGAACCACAGCCGTCTGCGACTTTGACAATACGACATGGTCTGCGGCTACGTTTACTACCTGCGGTGCTCTTATTTACAATGACAGTGCAGCGGGCGATCCGGCATGTGCTGTTCTGAGCTTTGGTGGCGATCAGCAGGTTAGCTCGGGTGATTTTCAGATTCAGTTCCCGGCACCGGCAGCAGCAACGGCGATTATCCGGATTGCCTAACAGGAAGCTAATGTGCCAAACCTCGTCAATGCATGGGATGTAGGTGCTTGGGGGGATGCCACGTGGGGTGGCATTCCTGCTACCAATCTCACTGGTTGGGGCATTGACACGTGGGGGGAGAATGCTTGGGGCGGCATCGTTGAAGCAGAGATTGTCACCCCAACGGGCGTTTCTGGAACTGGAAGTGTAGGAACAGTAGTCTTATTGGTTGCACCTTCTGTATCAGGGGTTTTCGGTACAGGGGATGTAGGAAATGTAAGTATCGTCACTGATGACGCCATTATCCCGGTAGGGGTCGAGGGTGTTGGTGCGATAGGAAGTGTTGTGCCGTTGGTGGCATATGCTGTCAGTGGCGTACAGGGAGTGGGGCAGATTGGAAACTTCTCTGTACAAGTTGATGACGTTGTCATACCCATAGGGGTAGAAGGCAACGGGGCGGTAGGTACAGTTAGTTTCACCATTGGTACGGTAGTAAACGTAAGCGGTGTATCAGGGACAGGTTCGGTTGAAAACGTTGTCCCTGCGGTCCTGACCACTGTAACTGGCGTTGGGGCTACGGGAGCCATAGGCAGTGTATCGTTCTCAATAAGTTCCACGTTTGTGCCCGACGGGGTATCTGGAACAGGTGCAATAGGTACAGTAGTCCTTGATTATCCCGGCTTGATAGCGGTAACAGGTGTTGTTGGTACAGCTGCGGTAGGAACAGTTATTCCTACGGTCATCAGCAATGTTACGGGCGTATCAGCCACGGGCAGGGTTGGAACGGTAACGGTTAAGGTAAATGACGCTGTCTCGGTAACCGGGGTAGCGGGCACGGGGTCAGTGGGGACTGTCATAGTGAGGGGATGGACAGTTGTCGATGATTATCAGGACCCGAATTGGGTCGTGGTTCAAGTGGCATAAGGAAATGACATGGCTAGTACATTTAGCAATCTAAAAATTGAGTTGATTGCCACAGGTGAGCAGTCAGGCACGTGGGGTATTACTACCAACACAAATCTTGGCACTGCACTGGAGGAGGCGATTGTTGGTTCTGCTGACGTATCGTTTTCTAGCGCGGATGTCACGCTGACGTTGACTGATACCAATGCTAGTCAGACGGCACGTAATCTACGACTGAATCTGACGGGTACTTCAGGTGGCGCACGAAACCTCATTGTGCCTGCTATTGAAAAGTTCTATGTGGTCAATAACGGCCTTGCAGATGCCGTTACAGTGAAGAACTCGACGGGTAGTGGTATCGCGATTCCTGCTGGCAAGACATCGGTTGTGTACAACACCGGGTCAAACGTAGTGGATGCGGTCACTTTCCTTACTGCGCTTCAACTAAGTGGCAATCTGACGATGGCTTCAGCTACGTCAGTGGTCGATGCCAACGGTAATGAACTCATTAAATTCCCGTCAACGGTTGCTTCTGCTGTCAATGAGGTTACGGTAAGCAATGCGGCTACTGGTGCTGATCCTTCGATTGCTGCCACGGGCGGTGACACTAATATTGGCATCAGTTTCACACCAAAGGGCTCTGGAAACGTCAGTATTACTAGCGGTAATCTAAAGGTGCCTTCTGCCGCGTCTGTTATTGACTCAAACAGTAACGAGTTGATTAAGTTCCCTTCTGCTGTGACGGGTGCTGTTAACGAAATTACGGTCACTAACGCAGCGACAGGCAATAATCCGACCCTTTCTGCAACGGGTGACGACACGAATATTAGTCTGTCTTTTGCAGCCAAGGGCACTGGTGCATATAACTTCACTGGTACGACGGATACCGCAGCAGAGGTAAGGCTTTTTGAAGATGCAGATAACGGCAGTAACTATGTGTCGTTTAAGGCCCCTGCGACGATAGCGTCTAACGTGGCGTGGACACTACCGAGTGCTGACGGTACAAACGGTCAGTTTCTTTCTACAAACGGAACTGGAACGCTTTCTTGGTCTTCAAGTGGTGGTGGTATTTCAACAGGTAAAAGTATCGCTATGGCGATGATTTTTGGCTTCTGAGGAGTTATTAAATGGCTAACCCAAACATTGTCAACGTAACGAGTATTTACGGAAATAC